CGAGCCAACACCTACGGGTTTTCCGCCCTCGCGGAATATTTGGGCCCGTTCAGGTGCCATTAGGGGTTTCTCTAGCCCATCTAATAGCCTCACGACTCCGAACGCGCTACATAAGCAGATCGCACGTTTACATATAACGCCATTGGGGCTGGCAGGATCTACGGTTAGTGTAGAATCCTGCATGGCCTTACATGTGCATGGGAATGTTGTAGTAACTAGCGCTCATGCGTTCGACCCCTTGAAGAGTTGTGGTGCCACGGATTTTACAGCCAAGTTTACTTGGTCAGGATCTAATGGCATATCTTCTTTTCAGGAGATGCGATTACACCTTTCGGATGTTCATTTTGACCTGGACAATGATTTAGCTTTTTTCCACTGTAAGTCTATGTTAACTCGCAGTTCAGTGAGCTCTTTCTTGCCCACTGAAGCCAACACTTTCCTCTCCCCACATAACACCACGCTTGTTACTTTCCGCGATAACAGTTTGGTAGTTATCCCTGTCACTGACCCATCATACTGTTACAGCCCCACGCAATCTAAGTTGAAGGGTTTGGCAGTTACCTATAATTGCAATGCGATCCAAGGTGACAGTGGCGGGGTCCTTATCACACAGACTCGATCGTCTGGTGGATTTGCAATTGTTGGCATACATAATGGAAGATATAGGGACTCCACCCGATGTGTTGCTAGCGCAGTTTTCGCCACCCATTTCATATCGGGTGTTGGTTCAGCCTGTTCTTCGCAGACCAGTAATTGCAACGATGACGCTTTTATCCTTGATTCGGAACATGCCATTTCAGACAATCTACCATTGCATGTCACAGACCTTTTACCACCCGATAAACATGACCCACTTACAGGTTATGACGCCGAGGGCCCTTATGAGGATAGGGATCCATTATTGGTATCTGGTGTCACACGTGGATATGCAGCACTTGGTAGAGTCAAGCAGAGGCCAAAGCCACCAAACAGCTCAGTGGCCCAATCACCGGTCAAGAGTTACATCGACCCTCTTTTAGCTACTCTTGGCATAACCCCAGATTATGTTGCACCTGATTTGGCGTCCTATGTCTCAATCCGTTCATTCCTTAAGAATATTTCGAAACGCCGCAATTTGATGTGCCCAACGCGCCTCATGAAAGTTACCCGCGCTTTTGCCACCTATGTGTTGAAGTTTTTGCCACTTAGTGAGCTTTCCATACTAGGCGTAGAATCCGACCATGTTGCTTTGAATGGGCGTGATGGCGTCGTTTATTGTGATCCGATGGACTTTTCGAAGAGCGCTGGCTTTCCTTACAACAAACCTAAATCTGACATTCTCACATTTCGTATCGATTCGAAAGGTCGCCGCATTGCCGCACTGCCTAAGCATATTAAGGAGGTTATATCGGAATGTGAGGCCTCTTTAGCACAAGGTTTCCTACCTGGTTTCGTATACGAAGGCTTTCGGAAAGATGAATGCATTGATCGCACAAAGGCCATGTCTCGTGGACCACGATTGATTTTGGGTTGCTGCTTAGAGAATCATTTTCTGTGTAGAAAGTATCTTATGACTTTTGCGCGCCTTATGCAACGCAACCGCTTTTTGTTCCGTGCTGCTTGCGGAATGAATTGTTTTTCAAGCGAGTGGAGACTACTACACGATTATCTACACACTAACCCCAACTTTTTGGCGGGTGATTATGCGAACTATGATCAGAGTTTACTACAGATCTTGCTTTATCACGTCCGGGTATTCATGCTCACCATTTGTATCGCATCGGGTAAGTACACTAGAGATGAGTTGTATATAATATCAGGCCTGATCTGTGGGATTTCTAACCCCATTGTCTTGCTAGATGGTTATTTATATCAAATCTTTGGCACTAACCCTTCTGGTCAACCGCTTACAACGTACACCAATTGTATTAGCAATGTTTTGTTGCTCGCTTATGTCTTCGATTGCCTTTATCCAGATGACAACTTCTTTGAGAATATCGCTCTGATGACATATGGTGATGACAATATCATGTCTGTCCCCGACCGCTTTCCGGAATTTAACTACATCAACATTGCGCGTATCCTATCATCATTTGGCATTAGTTACACCTCAGCTGATAAGTCAGCCGTATCGAAGCGCTATGACCCCTTTTCGGACATCACGTTCTTAAAGCGTTCGTTCGCTTTTGATGAAGCTGGGCGTTGCCTATGCCCACGTGAAGCTAAATCCATATTAAAGAGCTTTATAATGTTCGTGAAATCCCGTGTTGTGTCAGTTCAGGAACAGATTGCTGGACAGTTATGCTCGATCCATTTTGAGTTACCTACCATTAGCAATGACGTTCTCCGCCTCTACCTTGCTACTATTTTGCCGACCATTGCCTCTGATTTGGGTATTTCTTACTCCCAACCTGACTTTGCCGAAAGCTATGATGAGGCCTCAGCTGATTTTGATCGTGCATTCTCATATTGGCAGTTCACGCCGCACCTTTTAGGTAGCTGCGCTCGAATTTTTGATTTGCCTGGATTGTATTGGAATCTCTTCTTGGTTCTCATCTTTTCTCCGCTTGCCGAGGAGTGGTTTAAGCGTCGTGGGTATTATTTT